GCCCATCAGGATCTGATGGATGCCTCGAGTTTCTGATGCGTCAATCGCAACCGGATGTCGGAAGTAATAGTCCCTGGGTTTCTGAGTTTCCAGGTCCATCGCCCGAGGTGCCCAGTGCAGGTCTCCATACTGGTCAGCGTAAAACTCCATGGGCCGATCTTCCAGTGAACTGAGGTGTTTGATGACCTCGATCGGGAAGCGGTTCATCACGTTGTAGTACTGCTGCACGCCCGTGGTGATCGCCTGACCAGTAGCGCCTGACTGCACCAGCTGCGTTGCTGTATCGTGCACGATCTCGTTGCGGTTGGAGACTGCAATATGGAGACGGTTCTCCGTAAACACCCGATGGGTATCCGCAATGGGTGTGCCCTCGGCGTTGGTCTTACCAAAAGAGCCGGCACCATCCAAGATTAGTCCGCGGACAATGTCATCACGCTTGCCGCTGATGACAGTGCCGCCTTCAACCTGAGAAGCTCCAATATCGACACCGGTAAACATCCGGGTGATTTTGTTGTTCACCAAGAAGCGCATGGAGTCGCGCAGGGCGATTGTACAGATGATCTGATCCGGGGTGAACTTGTAGGTCACCGTGTCGACGTAGCCGGTAAACACCCGGTTGATCTGCGCGTTAGCTCCCAAGAGGTTGTAGAGGGTGTCGTCGTACCCCATAGCAATGGCCAGCGGCATCTCAGGGTAAACCGGGGCCAGTGGCATTGGGGCAGTGGTGTCGAGCAAGGGAATGGCTAGACGGATGCTGGCGGTCGAGCAGGCCCAGAAGCGGCTGATAGAAACCTTGATCTGCGTGATGACCCATTGACCGGAGATGAAGGCAACCTTGCCTCCAGTAAAGTCACCCTTGTCGTTGACAAGCAGCGTACGCATCGCCTTGATCTGGTGAAGGGTGTCGCGGAACCCACGTTTGTTTTCTTGATCGTACCAGCCGTACGTTGGGTCCTCTTTGTTTGGGAAGGTTTCAATATCAATAGGACAGCGGCCGAATAGGGGGAAGAGCCCCTCGAGTTTTCGAGGGGCCTTGAACCCGTAAACGACCGCTGTTGGAATCGAGACGTTGTTAGCCATGATCTACTAGAGAGCCACGCGGCTGAAGTTCTCACCACTGGTGTCAGTATTGGCACCGTCAACACCGTCCATGTTGTAGACGCTGCCAATGGTACCGAGACCTTCGGAAACACCTTGCCACTGGCTAGCGACAACCTGCTTACCTGCGGTGGCGGCAAAATGCCAGCTGTCGACCTTGCACATGTACAGAACAAACCGGCCGTCCGGCTGACGGATCATGTTCGTCATGTAGTTGGTGTTGGAAGTGTTCACCGACGAGTTGAGCTCGCCCGCAGTGTTGGACTGGAAGGTGATAACAAAACGCGGAGAGCGGTTGAAGCGCTGGTTACGCCGCATCATGCTAAAACCGAAAGTCTGCTTGAAGGACCAGATATCCAGCAGGCCCTTTTCCATGACCCAGGCAATCTGCACTTCACCGTCAAGATAACGCGGCATCCGCTGGTTCAGTTCCATGTAGGCTTCAGTAGCGTTGCGGACGGTGACAACGATACTGGTAAAGCTACCCAAAAGGATCAAACCACCAGCAGCACCAGGGCTGGGAGCAGCGCCGCCAGTACCAGCAGTATACCGGGTGGGATCTTGCACCCAGACGTCGACGTCAAAGCCCTGAATCGGATCGGGTCCGCCGTGATCCATTACGGAATTGATGCCCATTGCTCTGTCTCCTCTAGGGTGCGATTGACCGGCGTCACCCTCTATCCTACGCGATTATTGAAGATTTGGTTACGCTAAAAGCTGCGGAAAATAGATCGTGTAATATCCTTGGCCGCAGTGTTGACACCTTGGCGAATACGCTGCAAAGCCTCCGCACGAAGGATCTGTTGCCTCGGAAGCGTTGTGTTTGCATGACCCATCTCAGCGTCGACAACGTTTTCAGTCTGCTCAGGAGCAGCCCCAGCCAGTGCTGCCAAGCGGGCTGCCCGCCAATTGGCCCGGTCCGTTATCAGCTTTTTCATGCTTGCAATCTCAATCTCTGAGATCGCCGTGCTGGCGCGCGCAGCAGCAAAGGTATCCAAGCCACCGGGAGTGTTGCGGCTAGCAGTATCTTTACCCGACACCTGGGGAGGATCACCCGCCAGTGTTACGAGCTCTTCAGCTACACCAGACCAGTCGGTACTAACAACGTGACGACCGCCTTGGGCGATCATGTTCCACATGTCGACCTTACACGCCTTCATGACCATGCGGCCGTTGACATGCCTGGTGAAAGACGGTAGCGGTTCTGGAACATAGCCGCTGTCCGGAGTGTAGAACGCCGGCTGACTACCAAAGGAAACCTGGCGGTTCAGCTCGTTGGTGTACTGGCCTGGACGGTCAGACTCAAAGTTGAAGCTTGCTGTGTTGATGTTGAACGTAATGTTCAAACGGGGCGAAACGTTGAAGTGGACACGTCGACCAAAAACGCTCATGCCAAAGGTCTCGCGGAGGACATCCATATTGACAAGGCCCTTCTCCAGACGCCAGGAGATCTGAGCCTCGCCGTCCATGTAAACTGGACCACGGCTGTCATACTCCGAGTAGGGCTCAGTGGTCATGCGCAAACTAATATGCACACCCGTAAACTGACCCAGCAGAATCATGCCGCCTTGAGTTAGTCCAGAATCGAACTCATCGTGTGTCAGGTAGTTAGCAACGGCTCGCTGATCAAAGTTGCCAGTCTTGGGGTTTTGAATACCCGCTAGGTCGGCACGCTGGACCCAGACTTCGCAGTCAAAACCCTGGAAAGGGTCGGGCCCACCATGATCTGTGTTGACATTGTAGGGATCGTGGATAGCCGAGCTGCGAAGGTTGGCTCCAGTGTAAGCAGCGCCAGCGTTCTGTGAGACAGCACCGGCATCTTCGGGGTGAGGTCCAACAGAATCGGCATCCGTGTAAATCTTTTGGCTGTGTTTGGCTCGGTAAGCCGCGCCTTCGGCCTGTGTGTCACCTGCAACGTCAGCCTCGGTTTTACCTGTACCATCCCCACCAACTCGGTCGCTACCCTCGATACTCTCGCGAGTAGCCAAAGCGGCATCAATGTTGTTGAGGGTTAGGGGCGAGACAACCAAGATAGCCCGCCGGAAGACCTCTGCCTGCTGCAGGTTGATCGTCGACGAGCTAAGGGTGTGAAGCTCTCCGCCTAGACCGTTAGGATCCAAGTTCCACTCAGAGCTGGTGTACGCGTTGAGGCCAAGCGCTTCAAGGATGGTTTTAGCATCTGTGAGCGCCCGGTAATCACCAAGGTTCAGCCCAGCCATTAGCGCCTCCGCCGACGGCCGCTCTTAGATTGGCTCATCGGTTCCATCACAACAGCCCCAAGGCTGAAGGTGTCGATGACCGGGTTAGGGTCGGGAGAAAAACGCAAAGGTACCTGGTCGTCCATACGCAGCGCATGAGCTGGGCAAACGTCCACACAGAACGAGCAGCCAATGCAGGACTGAGCGTTAATGCGCACAGGGCCAGGAAGAATAGACGTGATTGTGCCCGGTGCGGGGCACGCTTTCGCGCACTCCCCGCACCGGAAACAGGCGTCGCTAACGACGACCTTGGCCATGGGTTAGGCCGCCGTTGCCGTGGCGATGGACACGTCCGCAGCCAGGTAGCGGTGGATACCGAAGACCATGTGGTCCGCGGGGAACACCGGCACGAAGTAAACCTCACCGCGCAGATAGCCCGAGGCGATCTTACTGAGCGGGTTGTTCGTGCTGTCAACGACCGACGCCTTCTTGGCAGCGATCATGCCCTGACGCAGGTAGTCGTCCATCAAGGCATCCAGCTGCTGCGCAAGCTGGCCCCGAAGCACGCCGGTGTTCGGCTGGCTCTTGGCCCACTGGGTGTTGACAAAGATGTCCGACTTGATCTGGTTGAACACCCGACGGATGCTCACCCAGTACCAGGCACCGTCCGACGACAGCGTGCGGCCGTTCAGGCAGTGGTACCCGCCGGTAGCAGGATCGCGGATGATACCTTCCATCCGGGCCTTGGTCAGCGCGTTGAAGTACTGGCGGGTCCGCTTGAGATCCGTCTCCAGCACACCAGCAAAGAACGGGCTGGAAGCCCGAGCCGCCGGGCTGACGTGCCGCGGGGTCTGAACCAGGTGACCCGCGTAGAAGGCGTCAGGGGACACGCTAAAGCGCGACATGCGCGGCTGACCCGAGTAAGTCGCCCAGCCAGCCACCATCACGGCCGAGCCGGTCGTGGTGTTGAACGGAGCGCTGACGGCGTCCATGTCTTCAATGGCCATGTTCTTGTCGGCGTTGAGGATGGCCACGCGGAAGCCGGTCATCTCATCAGAGTTTTCAGCCTGCGCAATCAAAGCAGCGCGGATGGCGTTGTTGGTCTGACCGGGGCAGAGGATGTAGTTGACTTCCTCTTCCTCGAGAACCTTCAGCGCCGCCAGATAGTCATCAACCGTCACAGCAGGACCGTCGCTACCACCAGACAGAGATGTGCTCGGCGTAGTGGCCGGCTGCAAGGTGTCGTTGGTACCAATGAACTTGACCCGGATCATGCCCGAGTTACGGAGCGCGATCAAGTCGTCGGTATCGACTTCCCGGTTGGTCTCCGACAGAGACAGATCCCGGTAGATCTCCTGTTCGTTGGTCTTGGTGTCGGTAACCGTAATGTTGAACAGCGGAACAGCAGTACCAGGGCTAACGATGACCTTGATGTCATCGCCGTAGAGCCCCTCGTCCTTGGCCCGGATTTCGATCAGGTTGGCGGGCGAACCCGTGTTGTCCTGGATCGTCAGCTTGGAGGTCTTGGGGCCATCAAGGCCACCAACCATGTTGGTCGCAGAGCTCGGGCTGACGGTCACGCCACCAGCACCACCCACGCCAGGAATGGTCAGTGTAACCTTGATGTAGTTGCCAGCGATGCCAGCGGTCTTGGCCACGAGGATCACGTCACCAGCCGTGTCGTAAACGGCCTGGACGTCATCCTTCATCACCGCCGTGCCGTTGATCAGCGTCACCGCCGCCTGGGCGATGTCAGCTTCAGCCTGACCACCAGTAACAGCCAAGGTCGCTGTGGTGGAGTGGACCAGCGTGGTGTTGTCGTTCTGGTACTGAGCAACAACAATGCTGATGTTACCAGCAGTCACCGAGGCCGGGACCGGGGTATCAAAGGTAATCGTCTTGCTGGCGCGGACAGCAGCGCCAAGCACACGGACCAGACCGAAGTCATCGGCGCCCTGCTCCATGGCGGCCTGAACACCCACAGAACCCAGGTGGGTCGTCACGCCATAAAACTGCTTGAGCTCGTCGTACAAGCTCAGAAGCCGGAAGGTATTGACCGGACCCTTGCGGAAGGTGCCGACAATGCCGATACGCCGAGTGGACCGCACCTGGTTAGGGCGCGGATCATCGATGTACTCCTCAAACTGGATATCCGGGAATGCGTTGTCTTTGAGTGCCATGTGCCCTCTCCTTTACGGCTTATCGGCAAGCGTTACGAACTCTCGGCGAGTCGTACGAACCATGTCGACGAGCTGAATGACGTTGGTCCGCAGACTGGAATAGTAGTTACCCGTCCGCGGGTCTACCAGAGCTTGAGGAGAGAGCGAAGCGTTGGTAGCGCAGTTGAAGTACCTGTCAGTGCTTAGATCATAGCAAACCTCGATGATATTGCCAGGGTTGTCGGGATCAGGAATATCGCCAATGTACCCGCCCTGGAACGTGATCAACGGAGGATCGCTGATGTGGCGCTTGGGGTAATGGATCGTTTCCCAGACCAGTGTCGCCGTGTGGAACACCAGGTTCTCGTTCTCAGTCCAAGCCCCACTACCAAAGTTAACGTAGTTCACAAAGCTATTGGTGAGCAAAAAGCGGTTCTGGTTCCCGTACTCGGGAAGCTTACGCATGCGCTCATCCACGAGGATGAGCCGAAGCAGCTCTGCCCAGGCTTGAAGAATGCCTTCAGCTTGGTTGATCTCATAGGTTGTCTGCTGGTTGCTGACAACAAAGGGATCAACATAGTTGACAACGTCGTAGCCAAAGAGGTGCAGCTTGAACCCGATAAAGCACATGCACTGATCTTTAGACGAGAGCGGTGATCCGCCGTTGCCAAGTGTGTACTGCCGATACACGACCGAGGCATTTGTGCTGTTGACCGTCAGCGCTTCCATCTGGTTACGAGTGTAGTTGTACGGAAAGACCGACAAGGTCAGCCCCTTACCGTCGGTATTCTGGAGCTCAATGCCGTCAAAATTACGGAACTTGGTAATCCGAACAGGCTCACCGTCAACATCCCAAATGGGAGGATCCTGGATCAGCGGATGGGCCGCCAGGTTCAAGAGAATGTTCTCAATGATCTCTTTGGTGTAGGTTGACCGGCGGTTGTTGAACGCAGCCAAACCAACTCGAGGTTCATGGCTCACGACCAGCCTCCATGGTTACGGATCTCGCGGCTGATCTTAGCTAGCCAAGGAGAGACCTTGGGTTGTGACAGCTTGACTTCGCCCTGGTCTGTCTCACTGATAGCCGGAACCTTGCTGGATGCAGCGGTACCGCTACCCGTCAAAGTCTTGGCGGTTACCACCAAGCTCTTGGGCAGGTCGTCAAAGTAATACTGAGCCCCAGGATTGGGAATCAGTTCGTAGGGCAGCGGAGCAAAGAGCAACCCGTCCGGCACCTCGAGAATGTCAAAGACCACCTGGTAATGTGCCAGGTCCCTGGTGTAGGGGACAATCGTCAGGCCTGGGGCATGGAACGCGGAGCCCATCAGCTTGAAGTAGGTCGGAGCTCGCACAGCACCCAAGCAACGGCTGGTCTTGGAGAACTCAGCGATGTCGTCGGCCATTTTACGAACGACATCCAAAACGTAATCGCCCCGGTTAACCGTGATGCTGCGCGTGCGGTTCACGCTGGTAGGAACCGGGTTGGCCGTATCCACCATCTCCTGGAAACGGAAGCGGATGGTGCCCCCGGTCGGCAGAGTGTTGGGACCGCGCCCACCATCGAGAATCGTGAACCCACTCGTGAAGGTAGCCGTGGACCCAATAGCGTTTGTAACCGCCACCAGGAACGGAACATTGTTGTCGGCAGCACTCAGCGAAAGACTGGTCACGCTCAGGATTGTCGGGTCTGTCGTGACCCAGCCGCCCGAGAAAGCACCAGCGCTTTGGATAGCCGCAGCAAGTGCCGCAACGATCGTCGTCGGGGTATCGCCAGCTCCTGCAGTAACGCTGTAGGTTGTTGTTCCGACGGTCACGTCAAACTGATCACCAGCGACCACAGTTCCAGCAATCTGCGCTGTAGCGGAGGCAGGGTCAGGCGGAGCAGCGATCCCAAAGTAGAACGTGTCCGAGATCGTTTTGTCTTCCTTGGTTGTGGAAGTCGTGTCCAGCTTCTCGCCTGTTTCCAGGTCAATAAGGACAGCGTGCGGACCTTCTTGCGTGAGCGCTGAGTACAGCGGTTCCGTCCCGTAAAGAATGCCAGGAACGCCAGGAAGGTCGTAAATACCCGAGCCGCTGACAGTCTCATGTCGCAGGGAGAGCTGGACGTTCAAGAAGTCGATAGCTTTGTCGTACAGGTAGGGCGCTACCTGTACGAAACCCATGTTAGTGCTGACAGACGGTGTGCGCGTTGTAACGGGGACAGCACCAGGGTAGGTCTTGTACAGAACCTTACGGATACCGGTAACAGGTCGGCCTTCGTCAGGAGCCAGTACAACGTTGATTACAGGGTCACCGATCAGGGACTTGCCCTCTTGAGCAAGCCGCCACGCCTGGGTCAAGCCAGCCAGGATCTGGGGCGCCGTGGTGCCGGCAGGGAACTCGTAGCTGACGACATCCGTTGTCTTGTAGCCGATGTACAGCTGGGCCAAGCCAGGGACAGTAGCCCCAGGGTAAACCTCGCCGGTGTTGTCCGTCGTGTTGTAGGTGCTGTCGTCATCGTTGATGTCGTTGGCAATAAAGATGCGGGGCATCTTCCGAGCGGCAAGCTGGGTTTCCTTTACCGAGGCGACAGCGCCATCAAAGAAAGGAGTCCGGATCAGCTTCTCAAGATCGGACAGCGCTTCCTTACGGAGGTCCTGAGCGACGTTCGTCTGCTGGGTAACCTGACCGACATTACTCAAGGTCAGGTGGTGGGCAGCAATACGGGCGGCAATAGAGTAAACCGCATCCTGGATTAGCGGGTTACCTTGGATAAAGCTATCAATCTGCCCGTCGACCGTGGCTTGAACCAAAGGGTCGGAAAGGTCAGTGAGATCGTCAAACCAAAGGCTTCTGCCCTGGTTGGAGCCGCTACCCTCACCGTTCACGTACGAGCTGGAAGCGCTCAGGATCCGAAGACGGATCTGCGGGAAGGCGTGATCGTTCAGCGTCCTACGGATCTCTTCAGCCCCGCGCTTAGCCAAAACAATATTGGCCGTGCGGACCATGTTGATGATCGGGTCGCTGTTGCTGGTGATGGTGTTGCGGTATGCCATGTGTGAAAGGGGGCTTGCGCCCCCTCATCTCCTACACTTCAGAGGACTTACGACGGCCACGGGCCTTGGCAGGCTCTTCGACCACCGCGGCTTCAGTCGGCTTTGGTTCTTCTTGAGCAGGCTCAGCAGGGGCAGGCTCAACCGTTTCCGACGAGACTTCATCCTCAACCACAGCGGTTTCGTCCAAGCCCTGAGGCTCGTCCGGCTCGTTGGTGTTGGGGTTGGCTTCCGGTTCTGCAGCTTGAGGGCCCGCCGGGTTCAGCGTGCCATCAAGGATGCTGACCTCATCCAAGCCCTGAGGCTCGTCCGGTTCATTCGTGCTCGGGTTGGCTTCCGGCTCAGAGTCCAGAACCGTAACCTGGCTCTTCGTAGTGACAGTCGCCGGTGGCTCCATAACGCCTGCCATAGAAGCAGTAAGCGCATCGCCCTCAGGAGCAGCTTCAAAGGGAACACCATCCGGGTCCGAGAACTCCGGGACTTCGCCATTCGGCATGGTCAGGGTATTCAGCTTTTCAACAGCCGTGGCCACCTGCTCAATCACTTTGTCTGCTTCAGCAATCCGCATGGCAACTGCCAGCGGGGAACCGTCGGGAAGTTCTTCATTAGGGCCAACCCGGGTGGCTTCCGGTTCACGGACCCGAGTGCCCGTTTCAACGTGGTAGTAGGGGAAGGGGGCAAACTGCTCGCGCAGTTCCAATTCCTTGGAGGTCCACTTCACCAGATCACCAGGATACCGCCACTCGCCGGTGACGGGATCCTGGTGCGGGTGAAGGACCAGTACGGTAAGCGTAGACATCGAGAATGGTCCTTTCGTAGCGGATCAACTAGGCGATGGTTTCGCGGCCATCGTAGTTGATAGAGGCGGCAACCACGTCACCGGCGCTCTTGGTGAACGAGCCCAGGCGGATGCTGGGGAAGTCCAGAGCAGTGACGTTGGGGCTGGTGCTGGTACCAACGTTGTTCAGGGTCACGAGAGGACCCTTGTCCAGGTTGGTCTTGGTTTCAGCCGTGGTGTCGATCGTACCATCCGTACGAAGGAACAGCGAGTAGATACCGTCAGCGAGAGCGGCGGTGTTCAGCGAGGTCGCCGAAACGGACTGCTGAGTGCCACCTTCGTTGAGGAACTGCCCGTTGTTGGCGGTGATGTTGGCGGCCGTCTGACCGAACTTCACGCGACCAGCCGACATGTTGAGGGTATTGGCCGCCGACTTGGTGATCTCGCAGCCGCTGTAGATGCCCTTCGTGGAACGAACGTTCCGAATGGCCTCGTGGGGGTAGCGCATGCCCATGATCTATCTCCTTTATGAGTGGGTCCGGCGCAACGCCGGACCCACGATTTGGCTTAGGCGAGGGTGTCGATGGCGTTGTCGAGGGTGGCAGCGACGCCGACGGTGAGGATACCCAGCCATTCCGGGTACTTCAGCCAGGGCATGCCGCTGTTGCCGTACTGCATGGCACGACCGGGGGCGGACGGAGCCATGGTGTCCGGGCTGATCCGCATCCACGGACCGGGGTTGCCATCCGGGTTTTCGCCGATGCAATAGGTCATACGACCCATCACTTCGCCAGGAGCAGACTGGTGGGTCTGCGCCAGGACGGCGACCTTGTCCAGAGGCCAAACGTGCCGGATGGTACCGGTAGTCGGGTCTTCAAACAGGGTGTCGCAGATGACGATCTTCATGCCATTGATGGCGTAGATCTCACCGTCGCGATACTCCAGGAAGCCAGCGCTGTTAGGCACGCCAGCAGTTTCTTGCCGACGCAGGATTTCAGCGTTGAGGTTCAGGAGCATCTTCAGCTTCGAACGCATGATGATATGCGTCGGGCGAGTCTTGGCCTGCTGGTACATGTACTGCTTGAAGAGGGAGAGGTCCTTGACCGGGGTGGCGGAAGCGATGGCATCCCAAGTACGCAGAGCGCCGTAAGGCACGAGCGACTTGAAGTTGGCACCGGGAACCTGCATGTTCACGTTGATGTTCTTCATCGTGCGCGGGTCGGTGTAGTTGATACCGCCCTGCAGGGCCTGAGCCCGCAGGATCTCGAAGAGCCGCGAGCTGCGGTCAACGAGACGCTTCACGCGATCAGCCATGAACTCCTTGCCAGCCTTCTCGTTGAGAGTGCCCAGCTTGCGGAGGTCGTTGATGATGTGCTGCGGCACAAAATCGCTTTCGCGGCTGTCGACCGGGATGATCACGCGGCGATCAACGGTCGAAGAGTTGGTCATGGTATCCGGCTGGCCGGGATCGACCAGAGCGGCGACACCGAGACCATCCTTACGCCGCTCAATCACGATCGAACGATCGTTGATCTGCTGGCGGGCGAAGAACATGGAGAGGTCATCCGACGGGAACTGTTCGAACGAACGAGCCAGGTCGGTGAGGACCGTATTGCCCAGTGAGGGCAGGTCACCCACAAACTGGTAGTCCGTGATAGCGGGGTTCTGCATTGTCTCTGCTCCTTAACAACGGCAGTGGGTGACTGCTTACTGAGCCTGCTTCTGCGAGGGCATGAAGTCGCCGTAGATGGTCTGGGCGTTGGAGCCGGCGTCCATCGAGAGCTTGTGGCCAACCTGACCGAACTGCACACGCGACTCCATCGGGAGCGAGCGCAGGGTTTCCATAGCCCAGTCATCGGCAGTGCCGTTCTGGCCATTGGAGAGCTTGATCTCGTTGCCGCCAAACTTGGCAGCCATGCTGAAGACCTGCTCAACCATGGCGGTCGGGATGCCTTCCCGCACGGCCTGAGCCATCAGGGCTTCACGCTTCTGCTGCGCCAGGTTCTGGCTGAAGAGCTCAGCCTTCTGGCTAGTCACGTCCAGGCTGGCCTTCAGGTTGGCATTCTCGCTGAGGGTTTCAGCAAGCTGCTGGCGGGTTTCAGCCAGCTCAGTCTGGGTCTGGCTCAGCGTGCTGGTCGTGTTGCTCAGCTGCTGCTCCAGAGAATCCACCTTGCCCGAAAGGGCTTCGAGAGCAGCCAGCTTCTGGGACAGCTCCTCGATCTGGGCGTTGGTCTGCGTCTGCTCAGACATGTCCTTCTCCTTTTCATCCTGCGTCTGGGATTGAGTCAGATCGACGTCCGTCCTCTGCTCGCTCGCGTCCTGTGACATCCTGTGCTCCTGCTTGTCCAGCTGCTCTACAACAGAGGTTGCCCACTCAAGAGTGGCACCACCGCCAAGCAGCAGCATGGCCGGCGTGTGATCGCGGCCGGAAGAATTAACTGTGTCGGAAGCAAGAAGAGTTGAGAAGCGAGCGACCTTGCGAACGAAGGACTCCGGAGCCAGGTCATTCACCAGTCGACGGGCAGTCGAGGTGAGTAACGCAGATCCGCCCCCTTGTTCCCGTAGCATGGAGAGACTGCGAGTAGCAGCCTCCCGCACCTCTGCGGGAACCGTGAGGGTTTGCTCGCCCTGCGAAAGGTTCTGCGTGTCATAGGTTTCCACCTTTTCGCGCAGAGTATCCGCAAGATTACTGCCATCCTCCGGCACAAGTGCCCTAATCGTCAAGAGATCCTCGACGGAGGCGGTGCCGTTGGAAAGTCGTTGCTGAATGTCGAGAAGTTCCTGATCGTTAGCCCAACGGTCCTCAGGAGCGGCATCAGCCGACTTCTCTGGAGCAAGCACCGTGGCAAACTTCTCAAAGGCGTTCTTCATCGAATGGAACGCGCGTTGCATTAGCGAAAGCGCGTGCGTCGTGTTTTTGTCAAAGGCAATCTCAGGCTGCTCGTAAGCACGGAGAGAAGCCAGAGGCATATCGACGTAGGTTTCCATGATCTCGCCGTCCGCACTGTAGCTACGGATGTGGGCCATGGGTTGGTTAGCTTGCGGACCAAAGTCGGGGACCAAAATCTCTTCGATCTGCCCGCAACCCTCAGCCCCCACAGGACCCCAGCAAACCATGTCTCCAACCCCAAGGGTCTTACCAAGGGAGAGAGTAAACTCGGATGTACCGCCGTCGTTTGAAAGAACCTGGTTCTCCGGAAGATTGGGCACAAAGGGGGCGTTCGTCAAGGCGATGGCCTTAAGCAACGTTCCGATGGGCCGACCATCTTTCTTGGACTCGGCGTTGCGGTAAACCTCAGCAGAAGCAAACCGCATACGACGCTCTTGCACGTCTTTGGTTGCGTTCTGGTCATGAGGCTTCACGTAAGAAAAGAGGACCGGCCCCTCCTGGGCCAGCGCCACGATCTCGCCGCGGCTAGGCTCGTCGTCATTCACACCCATCTGACCGTTGTCGTGCCCGTAGCGCATGAAGGGCGGGAACCCCAGCTCATCCTGAGCAAAGTTTTCCTGGATCTCTTCGAAGTCTTTCTGCGTAAAGCTGACAACCCCGTAAGCCGGGTGGCGCCAGATACCGATACGGGCAACAGGCACACGAAGCAGATCGTCCTCAATGAACGAACCGAGATCGTGGCTGTAATCTTCTTCCTCGTCATCCGCATCGTGGTTGCCACCAGCAGCGGGGATCTGGTGCTGCTGATGTCCATCCATACGGCCCATGCGCTTCTGCGCCAGCTCGGCAGAACCTTGGCTGTACTCTGAGGTTTCTTCGTCCGCACAGTCGCAGACTTCAGGGAAGTCATTCTCGAGAATGCCGTGCAGCGTAGACATCTCGTCCATACTCATGCACGTAGGATCAGGAAGCCCCATGCTGTTCTTCTGGTAGCTGGAGGTATCCACACCAAACCGTTTGAGGGCTGCAAGGATACGCCCCTTGGCGCGAGAACGGGCGTCAGGAGAAGGCCATGTCGTCCGGTCCAGCATTTGCCAGGCCAGCCGAGCATGGGTTTCATCGGTGATGAGGAACTTGCGACGTTCCTGGTCCGCAAATGCCGAGGTGGGCAGTTTGCTCCGGACCCGAGCAGGTACCTTAGCCATGTCTGCGATCTCCCGAAATCAACTCAAGCACAACCGTGCAGATTCATTTACGCAAGTTCAAGGTGTAGCAGTGAACATGTTTGCTTCCCACACCTGCGTGACGTTTGCGACAAAGTTGGGCGGGACCGGATCAAAGTCGCCAAGATCCTCAGGCCAGACCCATTCGTAGCGGTCATGTTCTGCAAGATCCATCTGGATGTTGTTGTTTCCTTGGGCAGCTTTGGCGCCGACCATCAGCCCGTAGCCTTCGCCATCACGAAGCTCAAAGCGGAGCGCGTAAGCACCGATCTCGTGAATGGTGAGCCCAGTCTCTTCCAGGATTTCTCGCTGAGCCGCCGCTTGAATAGTCTCGCCCGGCTCCAGGTGGCCGCCTGGGGTTTCCCATTCCTTAGCCCGATTAGACTCCGTGGCTGAGCGACGCATCAGAAGGATGCGGCCGTTACCGTCCATAATGACGGCGACCACTACTTCCGGCGGGTATTCCGGGACGGAGAGAGCTTCACCAAGGCTAAGCTTCACTGGCTTGTTGGCACGCACACTTTTAGCTGTGGCTTTTGCCTGGGCAACCAAGTCCTTGGTCGACTGGCCCCGGAAGCTACTCTTCTTAGCGCCGGTCTTGGGCGTGCCCTTACCGGTCTTTTTGCCCACTGAAGCGTTAGCCTCTTCCTCGTGCATCTCCACGCTGTCGGGGCTGGAAGGGGCGTTGGGGCCGTCGACACGGATCTCGGCAGCATGCTCCAGGGAGTGGGACCGCATAGCAGCCTGCTCGATGGACGCCTCGGCGCGGATTTCGGCGACCTTCTCTTTGCTGCGGAGCTCGGCCTCGTAATCCTTGACGACCTGACCAATGTTCTGGATTGCCGGCTTCTCTCGGGGCGAAAGGCCGACCATACTACGGACCATGTTCAGGTCAGAGAGATCAGACGTATCAACCGCGCCCATGTTCACCATCTTCTCCAACATGGTGGCGAGAAGGTCTGCCATGCTGGCGTCAAAAGGCAGAAACTCAAAGTAGCCAGGGTCTGTCTCGTTGAAGTTGTAACGGATCAGCCGGCCGATCACCTGTTCGACAAAGGGTTCCACGAACTGCATGTACAGCGCGCGGATCATCAACTTGAAGACCTCAAAGTGGGTCTTGCTGGTGTTGTTGATGCCGCCGCCGGCGTTCTCGTGGAAGATCGTCTGAGGGATGAGCAGCCCGCGGTACACAGCCCGGTCAATGTGGTTCAGGTAATCCATGAACGACGTGCCGTAGTTGTTACCCGTCGTCAAGGTACCCAGGTCCACGTCGTTATTCGGGTCGGGGTTCTCAACAACCAGACCCGTACCGCCGTGAATACCGGCGATAGCGGCGGAGGCCGAGTCGGCCATCATCTCTTCGCGTACGCCACCCTCAGCATAGGGATCCTGGATAACCCGACCGGTGGGAAGTCTGGGCACCTTCATCCAAGTAACAGGCGTACCGTAGCGGTCAAGCGCCGTCGCCCACATCTCCAGAATGGCGTCCTTGTACTTCCAGTGCTTGTAGACGCGGCGGATGGAGCTTTCGCCGTAGACGTTACCGTGGCGCTGGTTGTGCGTAATCACGCACGTCTTGGACACCGGGATCTTGTTGTAGGTACCAAAACCTTTGTAGGGCGAAAGCTCCATC